GAACGCCTTGCGTGCCGTATCTAAGTAATACGGTAGCCCCGTTTGATTGTCTAATTGCTTAATCAGCCGCTGATATTGTGCGGTAATATCCTCTGACCACTCGGATGTTGGCTCCAGCACTGGGTGATTGCGATACGTCGGCAGGTGTGCGATGTCATCGGCGTACGGGTTATGCCCGTGGATTTGCAAGCGCACTTGTGCCGTAGAGACACCGTCGCTTAAGTGCGTTACCTGCGGCATATCGGTTAAGACTGCCGCGCGCAGTGGATAAACCTGTGTCAAAGTGCGGTCAAAATTGCCGACGATTGCGCGTTTGACGGTCATTTTGTCAGCTTGCACATCAGTCAGCTCAACCATTTCGCGGGTGTTGCCGCTGACCAGTAACGCCCGCCCACCGGCAAAGAAATCATAACCACTGGTCTTAAGCGGTAAATCCAACGCTCCCGCCTTAACATCAGCGCTCAAGTAAGCACAATCGGTAAATACCGGCATTGACCAAACCCGTGAGCCGTAGGCGTAGAGGGCTGCCTCAAAGCGCTGGCGCTCGACATCAGTCATGGTGACCTTAAACTCAAACGTGCGGCGCGGCGTTAAGCGCTGCGCAATACGTTGCTCCGCACCGGTGATAGATTGATGTACGCGGGTTAAAAACTCGAGGTTTTCGGTGATGTCATCCGTCCAATCCGGTGCAAACGCCCAATCCGTCGAGCGCGACCCGGTGATTTTGAGCGTGACCGGATTTTTGCCCAAAAACTTAAATGTGACCGTGCAATCAATCACAGCCGGACCGGTCATGCTGACGGTCACTTGCCATTTTTTGAGCGCCAACCCGTTAAATGAGGCTGGCGGTGTCGGACCGCTTAATGTAATGCCTTCGCCGCCGTCAACCGTGACCGATAACAGTTTGACCGTCTCGCGATTGGCGTTCCAAATTTGCACGGCAAAATTTTGTTCGGTGCTGATAGAGCCGAGATTGACCAAGTGCGGGATAACGATAATGCGCTTATATAAGTCGGTGTAGTAGTTTGGGATAATATACGCACGGGTGGCTTGCGATAAATCCAACCCCTTGCCTTGCGTAAGATTGCCCGTGGTCAACTTACGCGGCTCCTGCAGAATACGATTATCCGCTCCGCGATAGGTAATTAAGCGGTCTAAGTAGCCGGTATCTTTGAGCTTAGCGCTCTGTCCGGTTGTGACCTTATATGCAGTAATATCAGCCATAATGTCTACTCAATAATGCGATACGCCACGCCCTGGAGGCCGGAGTTATTTTTACCCTCCTCGATATAATTAGCATTACGACCATCATATTGCGCACTCGGGATAATCATCCATTTATCGCCGTTAATCGACAAAATTTGCCGCGGCATAACATCGCGCATGGTACACTCGTATCGGTCCGGCAAAATACCAAGCCGACGGAATATCCCGTCAATACCGTGCGCAATTAAACTATGCGGGCAGGGGATAAGCGCTTGCCCGAATTTTGATTGGCTATACACAACCAATAAATTATCAGGATGATATGTGCGGTCTTCATAATACATCGACGCTCGCCCAAGAGAGAGTAGATATTTGCCTTTTTCGGCGTCAGATACCTCACGAAAATCATTAATACCGGTCGGCGCAAAATACCACGGCGTCTTTGTGTCGCCGCTAATACCGTCAGCACGTACCACGGCTTGATTACCGGCTGCGCCGTTGCTAAATCCGTAAGCATGGTCGGAATTTTGATAATGCCCATAATTATCGGTGATAAATGTGCCGTAAGTGTATTGCCCGCCAACATACTCGCCCTCTTTATCCAGTGTCCCAACGCCAAAGTGACGAAATTTTTCTGCGCTAATTTGCACCACAACGTGTAGATAGCGTTCTGCGCCAAAAAAGTCATAAGAGACGTAATTGCCCAAATGTAGTTGAGTCGTTGCCGTCTCAATTTTGCGGTAAGCGCGACTTGCATCCGCATTGGTACCTGGCTGTGCATCTGCGCTTTTATCTTTGTCAAATCCGGTATTTACATAGGTGTAAAATTTATTGTCTCTGTATAACATCATCGACCAGTAACCGTCTGTGTTGTGCAAATACAGCTCTTTGTCAGTCAATTTATCTACTACCCAACCCAAATCTTTGGCAAAATCAGCTAATTTAGTTAGTAACTCGGTGATGTTGTTTGCGCTGCCGGTTTGGTATGCCATTGTTATACTCCCGTCTCAATCACAAAATAATCGGTAGTCGTTACGCGAAAACCGCTGTTAAATACAATGCCGTGGCGATTATCGGCAAGCGTCACTTTATCGCCAGCCGCGCGGTGGACGCCCGGTATCCAATACACACCATCCATTACTCCCCATCTATTAGCGCCTTGAGAAGAATTATTGGAACTAAAAAACTCAACAGGATAAAGCGGATGCTCACCACCCGGTGCCGCCCCCATAGTTTGGAGGATATAGGGTTGTTGGTATGATGAGTAAAATCTAAAATTAGCGATCGGATACAAATACTGATTGCCGGAGTCAGGCTTTAATCGCTTGTAATCTTTACCGTAAAAATCACGCCAAGTTTGGTCGGGTGTAATCAACCAACAATTACCGTACAACGGATTAACAATCGAAGAATGCTTTTCGTTATTTTCCGAGTAACGCACCCGGATATCGCGGTTATTTTCATCCACGATCGGAGAAGAACCGGCTACACAAAGCGGATATGGGTATTCGGTCGGTGGCACAGTGGGCAGAATAAAACCCAGGTAAGCACTAGAGCAAATTTGGGAAATGCGCGTCACAATCTTGCAACAGCGTCCATCCGCCACAAAGTGGTACTCAATCGGGCGGTTATCGGCAAAAACTGCCACTCCCTGCGACGGATTAATCAAACCTTTGCTAATATCAGTTGACGTCACAAAATGCTCGTTAAAAAACGTACCACCCCAAAAGTTGAGGTTATAAGTATCATCTGCAATTAAATTTGTGGTTGACGCACAAATATAAATATCTTGCTCAATGCCCGTGCCGGTGGATTTCCATGCAATCTGGCGGATTGCTTTTTGTGTGGTTGTTGCGGGGATGGTGCGGTCAACCAACACCGTCCACGCCTGCCCGTTGGCGACCAAGGTCGGATCGGTAGTCAAAAATTTATTTAATTTGTCCAACAAATCACGCTCGTGCTGCGCTGTGCCGGTTTGATATGCCATACCTATACTCCTAAATCCTGTTTAATCGTTTGTTTGTTGGCGCGGATGAGCGTCATCACTGCGCGACTGCCCGCCGTCGTGTTGATACCGGCTGTAAATAACTCTGCACTATCAACAGCAAGCGTCTGCTGGATTGATACCGGCGGGGCGCTCACATTGATACCGGCTTGACCGTTGCGTAGCTTGTCACTTAAGCCCGGCTCACGGTAACTTGGCACCGGTGGCTGGGAGACCAGCCCGCCGGTGGAAAACTTGCGTAATTGTCCACGGTTGAGTGCGTGCAAAAAGCCTACGCCGTAGTGCGATACCATTGCCGCCCGCACCACATACTCGCCGTTTGACAGGCGTGCCGGGATAGAGTCCGACGTCCCCGTACCCGGTCCGCTGATATAACCGCCGGTAGCCGCGGTTACTGCACCGCTTGCCGCACCTGCTGCCGCGCCAAACCAGCCGCTAATCGCGCTGCTGGCTTGCATGGCAAGTTGTTGCGCGGCAATCTGCGCCATTGAGTTTACAATCGTCGTCGCTAAGTTTTTGATGGCGTCTTTGAGCGTCATGGTGCCGTTGGCAAGACCGACGAGCGATGTTTGGATACCTTGGGTAAGGCCGTCCTTAAACGCTTTCTCTAAGTCATTACCGGCATTTTTTAACTCGCCGATTTTGATTTTCATTTGGTCAAGCATAGCGCGCGCCTGCTCGCCTTGTGCGCCGGGCATTTGCGCCAGCTTTTCCAGTAGCGGGATTTGCTTTTCAATTTCTGCGACCGTCTGCGCATACACCTCTTTGAGCTGACGTTGTCCCTCTAAGTGCGTAATTAAGCCGGTTTGCACCTGCGCCTGGATACGTTGCTCCTGCGCGGATTGATTGCTAAATAGTTTGTTAATCTCGGCTTGGATGCCGTCAACCTGCACCTTGGCTTCTTCGAGCGGCAGGATTTTTTTGATTAAGTTAATGCCGTCCACATTGGAGTGCTTGGTAAACTCGGCAAGCAGTTGGTTATATCTGCCTTGGATATCGGTTAAATTAGCCTTGACCGCCTGTCCGGTAAGACGCAGATATTGGATATTAAGCTGCTGATTTTTGCTTGCCGCGTCGTATTCTTTTGCTTTTGCCGTCCGTCCTGTTTTGGCGGTTTTGCCTTTCTTCTCGCCGGCTTGGATTTGGTCGGCAAGGGCGTCCGCCTCGGCGAGCTTATCGCCGGTTAAGCCTTTTTTGCGGTTATCGTGCTTGATTTTTTGGGCGGTGGTCATATTTTGCGTAGCTTGCCGCTCGCGCAGGTTGTCCAAATACTTGTCGTTATCTTTGTCCTGTTTGATTTGCTCCAACTCTTTTTGCAAGCCGATCACGGTCTCAAGCTTGGCGATAAACGGATCTAAAAACGAGCCGGCGTTACCCGCCTTTTTCGCCGCGTCAATCGCGCGGTCTCTAAATTGCTCCAATCGCTCGATAGCGGTTAAGCTTGCGTTACTGATGTCAGTGCGCAGCTTAGTCTCAAGTTTGCCCAGCTCGTCTTGCATAGCGACCAGCTCGGCTTGATTTTTGTTGATTTCTTTGCGCAACAACTCCTGCGCTTCGGCGACATCCGGACCGCCGATGGCTTTGAGTTTGTCGGCAAGCTCGCCACCCGACTCAATCGCTGCGTCAAAAGCGCGACGATATTGCTCGGCAATATCTTGCGAGAGTTCGCCACTTGTCTCCGTTAAGCGTTTGAGATTGTTTTCGAGGTCGGCGATTTTGGCATTGACCTCGTCTAACTCTTTGCCTTGTCCCCAAATGTCCGTATCGGATGCCAACAAAATACCCTCAAGCAATTTTTTGCGCTCGCGGAGTTTATCCAGCGCGGCAATCGCCTCCTCAATCGCTTTAGTGTTGTTATCCGCTTGTATTAACCGGTCATCAAACCCGCCAAACTCGCCAAGATTGCGGCGCGCCTCAAGTAGCGCCTCGGTTTTAGCAATGTTCTCCTCGATACTTTTGGCAGATTGTTGGTATGCTTGCTCTAATTGCTCTTCCTGGTCTTTGATGTGCTGATAGGCGGCAACCAAGCCGAGCAATGCCGTAATCGCCAGCCCCACCGGTCCGCCGGTAAGCGCCAGCAATCCGCTACCAATCCCTTTACCCAGGCTTGCACCACGTCCCACCTCGGCGATCTTTAATACTTCGTTTGCGGCGGCAAGGCGTGCTGTGGCTGCAGCTTCCGCCTCGGTGTTGCGCGCCATGACTAACGCGGCTTGCGCCGCTTTAGCCTCGATTGTCGCCCGCGCGGTTAAAGTGCGGTTAAACCACAGCGTCATGGCGGTTAGCTTGCCCATAGCGACCAGTTTTGCGCCGTATGCACTAACTAAGCGCACACCGATTGCCGCGGCAACAATTAACGCCGCACCGGCAAGTAAATTGAAATTGCTCGCAAGCATGGAAATACCGGACGACACAATACTTGATGCCGACAAAGTGTTATCGGTTGCGCCGATAAATTGCATCCATGCGTTGGATAACTCGTTGATTGAGCGCCCGATAGTCTTCGGCATTTGACTATATTGTTTTTCGATCTCCTCAGACGATGCCGCCACCGCCTGCATGATAACTTCGGCGGTTAATTGCCCTTGCTCCGCCATTTTGCGCAGTTCGGCGCGGGTTTTGCCGAGGTGCTTTTGCAGCACCTCAAGGATAATCGGGGCTTGTTCGGCGACCGAGTTAAACTCGTCGCCGCGCAACGCACCGGCGGCAAGCCCTTGCGCTAATTGCACAATCGCCGCTTGCGCCTCTTGTGCGCCCGCGCCGGATACCACCAAGGCTTGCTGAACGGTCTTGGTAAAGTTAAGGATTTTTGCGGGGTCGGCAGTGTCGCCCAGACTGCGATACACGCGGGTGTACAGCTCGGCGGTGGCGCCGAATAGCTGTCCGGTGTCGTTGGCGACCTGCATTAACTGTTTAAAGGTTTGCGACGCCTCGTCGTTGGATTTGGAGACGAGGCGAATGCGTGATTGATAGCTGTTGTACTCGTCGGCAACATTGGCAAGACCGGCAAGTCCGCCGGCAAATAGCTTACCAAACAGTGCCGCGCCGCCGATTTTTTGCAGACGGTCTAACTGCTTGCTAATAGATTCCACGCCCGCGCGGGTTTTGCCGAGTTTTGAGGTGGCTTTGTCTGCGCTATTGCCGAGGTTATCCAACCCCTGCGCGCCGGCATTGGCGGAGCGGTTAATTTGCTGGCTGGCGCGACCGGTACGTTGCAATTCGCCCTCAAGTGATTTAATATCCGCAAGAGTAGCGCCGAGGTCGGCTTTGATTTTGAGCGCAAGAGTTAAATTTTTATCTGCCATATCCGGAGGTCCAAATGCATAAATCTGATGTTAGCCCGTTAGTGTGGGTGTTTGCGTTGCTGCCGTACGAAATTGGTTTGTTGTTTGTGTTGTTTAGCGATACCACGCTTTGGCAGGCGGTACTCGGCGGTTCGTTATTTTATGTTTTGGTCGCCGTCATTGCCTTGCCGTTTCGTTATCCGTTGGTACGCACCATCGCTATCGTTATTGGCGTTTTAAACGCCCTTTAAAATCCTTTTAAAAATTG